GCTAGGGTTATTAAATGTAGGTTGTCCGTATTCGTCAATAAATCCTTCAAAGTTCCATTCCATTGGCATAAACAAAGAATATAAGCCAGACTTTGTTTGTCCATTTCTATTTCTACTTGTGACGTCTGAGTCATTGTATAGTTTTTTAAAATTACTACCACCTTTATCTAACGAGTTACTTGTTGAACCCATCATGCATTTACCAACTATACGAGCACCTAGCCTTAAACAAGTTTTAGTTACACGCCAGTTGTTTAGAATATTATCAGGCTTTTCCCATTTACCACTTTCATCGTGCACTAACAAGTTAAGCTTTTCACCATCGTAACTGTTATCACCTGTGTTTTTCCAATCAATAGTAGTGTCAAGTCCAACCAGCTCTTCCTGCTTTTCGTTTGCAGTAATTTTTTTACGCGTAAACTTACTTGCAGGAACCCTATAAGCAAGTTCACTTTTAGGCCTATCCATACCGTCTTGTATCGGTTTAAAGAAAAACGGATAGTTAACAGATATTGGAACAACTTTATCGGTAAACATTTTTTTAGCATCAGCACCACTTTTAGATAGTATTCCATATCTAGAGTCACTCGATATTGTAGCTAAGTTAACAGTCTCAGCTGAGCTCATAAACGAAAAACCACTACGTCTGTTTTTTAAATAGCACATACCGTAGCATCTACTGTCTGCTTTACAAGCCTCCCAAAATATAAAGAACAGTCTGTTAGCTTCTCTAAAATCTGGAGCGCCAACATCAATTTTACTCCATTGCAAATACATATAGTGACTACCTGTTATGTATGTAGGCTTATTGTTGTTGTAAAACCAGAAGCCTTCTTCTCGACGTTTAAACTCTTCGTCTATGTAATCATACCACTGTTCTTTTGCTTCTTCTGGATAATTTCTCCAATCAAATATGTTTTTAAGTTTACTTAATTCTTTAGGATATTCTACTCTTTGCCATTTGTTTTTGTCAAACATACACACTGATTTCGGTTCACTCGGCAACCCAATTCGCAAACCTTGAATCTCCACCACTTGTCCAATTTTTCCAGTTTTACTAATAACAACAATATCGTTTTCTTTATCATACCCATACTTCCATAGACGTTTTTTGTTAAGTCGACTTATAGTAGTCTTCTTAACTGGTTCAACAATTTTATATAGTGTTTGCTCGTGCATTACTTAGATCTTCCTTCAGCAAATCCTTTAAACACTCTTTCTTTTTTATCTTCAGGCTCTTTGCCCTCTAATATATTCTCCTCTTCTTGTATACGATTAAGTATTTCAAAAGCGTCGAATATAGCTAGCTTTTTTGTAGCCGCAGCATTTTTTAATCTATCTGCAGATACATCATCTTCGCTGTGAGTAATAATCTGTTCTTGAGCTACCTTTATTAGCTCTTCAACAGCTTTATGCCCAGCTTGGATTATACTCTTCTTCGTTTCCTTGATATTCATATTTAATTGTAATAAATTTAGAATAAACTCTATATAGTCTTTCACTATCAATAACAAACTCATACTCTGAGTTAGGTGTAAATCCTACGAGATCACCAACGTTATGTGATCCGTCTGAATATTTTACTATACCTACTAAAGGCTTTTCAACATCTTGAGAAAACTTGTCAGTTGACTTTATAGGCTTAACAAAACAAAAGCCTTGCATCGGTTTCCAATACGAATTTTTTAACCTACTCCATCTAGCCGCTTGTTTATAAGCAAATATTTGATCTTCACTTACAAAGTATTTATCTTCTTTAAAAAAGCTTTTACTGTTTCTCTCTTTACCTCTAGCGTCGTTCCATCTTCTAAACACGTTGTGATGAACTATTACTACATCACCTTCTTTTATGTCTGTGTCAAAAGCTTTAGGAGTGGCTAAAACTATAGCCTCTCTGTTAACATGCTTGTGATCAAATATATCTGTATTAGTAATCAATGATTTATCACCAATACTTACAGAGTTATTATATCTTTCGCCTTTAGGTTTTATTATATAGTTGTATGGCGACTTCACTAGTATTCTAAGTTATACTCAACAGACACCGCCATGTTTTTATTAAAGTCTTTCCAAGGCATTACGTCTTTATTTTTTCTAATATAAACGCTAAACTTATCTTTCTCTTCTACTATATCGCAGATGGTATGCCCTCCGTAGACTTCTTGGCCTACAGAGTAATGCATAGCATCTATTTTATAATCTTTACCTATAGTTATTTTACGAATCAGCTTGCTCATCTTGTAAGTATTTAATAGCTCCATCGCTTATATTAATATCGATATTGCCATATTCTTCTTTTAGTTCTTGCTGAATTTTACCGATCACGCCTTGAAGCTGCATGACGTCGTGTAGTAACGCGTGCTTTTGTGATTCAAGCATACCAAGCTGTTGTTGACCTTCGTTGATAGCTCTAACAACATTTTGCATCTTGCTAAGCTGTTCTTTAGTAATTTTTTCTGGCCTAAGGTCTTTCACCTTCGGCGTCTTTCTTTTTGCCATGATTTAATTTAATTTAAGTTAATTGTTTATTTAGTCTTCAAAATGAAGTATTATTTTAAGAGGTGTTGCGCAAAGTATTTCATCATTATTTGCCACGTCAACTGTTGAGTTTGTAGTGTCGAAAGTAATTAAAGTGTCTGTTACACTTTCTACTTTACCTGGTATCTGCGTGTCAGTGCCTCTAGCGTACACTAAATCTCCTACAGAAAAAGCTTTTCTAGCATCAACAGTGTCTACTGCTATTGTTTTTAACTGATCAGCAGACGCGTCTATAGCCGCGCTTGCTAAAACATTTGTGTCGAAGTTCAAAGTGCCAGTAGCAAAACCACCAACGTAAATAGTTTGAAAACCTTTTTGCGTTGTAGATTCTTCTCCTTCTAGAACAGGTAGGTGCATACCATTTGCTGGAGCAGCTCCAGAGTTAGCTCCAAAAACACTATAAGGATCTAATCTAGTAATTACAGTTGAATCTACAACAAAACCTCCTATAATGTGGTTTTGAGTTCCAAGGGCTGTAGCCGTAGCGTTCACAACACCTAGCGTAGGCGGAGCAACGCCATTAACACTTTTTGCAAAAACAAACTGTATGTCTCTTTCTGTTTGTCTACTTCCGTTTGAACCGTTCATGACTACAGTAATTCCTTGTACACGCGCAGATCCTTTTGGTATGTCTATAGCGTGCCAGTCAAAAAGAACGTCGCCATCTGCGAAAGTTTCTGAAGTGCCATCATCGGCAACAAGTTGTGTAGTGTCGCCGTTTATCATGTCAGGTCTAAATTTTACGTTAAAATATCCCATTTTATTTATCTTTTTATTTTTTCGTATGAGCGTCCGCCAAAGTAAGCGCCGATCACTGTTATTAATACTAATTGTAGTAGATCAACCCACTTGTCCTCTACTGTAAACATAATCACACCAGCATCTATAAAAATTAGTAGTGTAGTGCAAATAACTAGCCAAGCTAACACTAGCGGGCGTATTGATTTACTAAGCCATGAATCAGACTGCATGTCCGACTTCCACCTAGCAGTAACTTCTTCTTGCATTTTAGCTTCGCTATCTAAAAGCATTTGTTTTATTTTAGCTTTAGCCTCGTCTCTCTCTTTATCTGTAGTGATAACTTTATCGAGTATGCCTTCCGCGTTGTCTACTACTTTACCTAATATTCCCCCTAGTAAATTATTTATCATTATTTTGGGTTTGAAAGATATAAACGTCCACCTGCTTTAGGTCCTTCGACGTATTCTACGTATTTTCTGTTAGTGCCAGATTCTATTTTAATTTTACTTAAATTACCTTCATCAAGATTGTTAGTATTGATTTTCTTACCGTCTGCGTTAAACAAGTTTTCAGGTATACCAGCACCAGTGTATTGACCTTCTTTAGTTCCTTGTCCAGGTCCTTTATCTTCTTTTAGCTTCATTGCAGAATGTTTAAGTTCATGAGTTCTTGCTCTTTCTGGTCTTTGTAATCCTGGTAGCAACTTATCTTCAAGTTTACTCATCTTATCGATTTTTCTTTGAGCTTTCTTATCTTTGCCTTGCTTATTAGCTTTTTCAGCTTTATCCTGAAGCTTGTTCATGCGGTTGATTATTCTGTTTTGTTTTCTTTCGCTAACTTCTTTAGCTAGTTTAGCCATCGAAGTATTTTTCATTTTAAATGCCATAATTATTCTGCTTTTTTTGCTCTTTGCTCCCAAGGAAATACCATGCTACCTTCCTCGTGGAACTCACCGTTATACTTTATTTTACCATCTTTTCTTGGGTATGTTTTACCTTTGTATCTAACGTAATCATCTCCGTATGACAAGCCTATTTTAGGATCTGCCATATCTTTTAAATGCTGCTTTTCATGGCGTATAGCTCTTTTCTCAAGAGCGCTACCAGGCTTTACATTTTTATTTATAAATATAGATCCATCTAAGTTAGCTTCAGCTACAATACCTTTATCTAGTTTTTTTCTAAATATAGGTGTTGTCTTTGAATTTTTTATACCTCTTTTTTCACTACCTAATTTAAACGCCACAGCTAGTCTTTTATATTTTTCATTAAATCATACTTATCTTTATCTAGCGTAGTAGAACCTTTACCAGCAGAAATAGGATCAAACATAGCTAAGATTGCTGATGCTCTAGCGCCTAAGCTCAAAAGTTTACCTGTATGCTTTTTAAGAATACCTTTCACTTTACTAGAAGCTGATTTAGCAACTCTTCCAGCATCGCTAGATCTAACTGTTTTTATACTTTTAATTTCTTCAAGTAGTTTCTTACCTGCGTCAGTACTAACATCAACAGTTGCTTTACCACCAAAAACTTTTACTTTTTTCGGAGCAGCTGTAGCTTGTAGTTTAAAAGGATTATTCTTTTGTTTATATGCCATTACCTTGTTGGATCTTTAATCATATCGTCAATAGCCTTATTAAAGACTTTATCTGTATATGTTTTGTTATTATAGAACACACTACGATCTGACACTGGCATGTCTTCTTCTCCGAGTAAGATACGGTATATTCTACTTATAAGTTGGCTGCATTTAAATGAAGTTTTAAAAACGCTGTACTTAATCGTTGTTCGATTTCGATGACGCCACACTTCTATCCAGCCT